CCAAGTCAATTAAATCGTCAATATCTAGGTCATCCTCTAGGTTTAAGTCTCCTGTTAGGGAAGTATATTTCTTAACTGAAATATCGTAGCCAGATGGAATAATCACATTTCCATTAGTTAAGTCTTTCAACGAATATAAACTTGAATCATTTTCGTAATAATCATTTCTAGATATTTTTAAAGGCTTCTGTTGATCATCATGTTCATCGATGTTAAAATATTGTTGACATAGATCGGTTTCTAGCATGAACAAAGACCAAACCAACCCCATTACATAATCGTCATAATATTTTTCACCCTTTTTACGATATACCCCATTCGGAAACCTGATAAACGTTTCCAATTCTGAAATAGTTTGCATGTCATATATCTTTACAACTTGCAAGAAATTGATCCAATATCTCAAATTACTAACAGCGTTGAAACGTATGTTATTATGACTGAAAACCCCCATGCCTTTTGTTGATTTATAGTCTCCTGTTTGACCTACCTTTCCATAACTCACAATTTTCTCATATAATAAATTGTGAGCCAGTGCATCCAGTGTCTGAGCACCACAATTATTTCTTTCAATTAATAAAGGAGGATTGCCCCAAGAACCGCACAGATTGACCAGTCTATTAGCGAAATGATATGGTTCTATGGTATTTGACCCATATACTGCTGCCTGTGTTATCTTGGTCAAATCTGTGACATTTAGAACATGTGCAGTTGATGATGCTCTACCAACACCCTCTCCAACGTCACACCCAATAACATATAAATTGTTTTTATCAGGATTTTCATAAACTCTATAAGTTCCATCCTCACTTTTCCAAATAGGTAAACGTTTTTGTTCTTTAAAATCCTGAATGACATTAAAACCTACAGCAGCAGTAGCAGAATCAAGGAACACATTACCAAACTCTTGTGCAAACGATTCTTCGGAGCCGAGGGTGTTGATCATGTCCTTTTTCCATTTCTCATTACGGCCCGGCACATCCCACCAATCAATTTTCTCATTAGTCCACCCATTAGTGCCTTTCTCTGCACCACTATACATTTCATAGAACTTATTTCCAATTCCATTTGGTGTGCTTACCATGAAAATCTTACTCTTTTTTCCCGAAGATATAGTAGGAATAACAGACTTCCAAAACTCTTCGAGCAGGTGAGAATCTATGTGCGCTGCTTCATCGATAAATAAAACATTTATCGACATACCCCTAGCGGCTGAAGATGTGGTTGTGCTTACTCTAATAGCACTACCATTGGCTAGAACCATAGCAGTCTTACCATATTCCTTCACACCAGGTTTTAAATAATTCGGAAGTAACTCGTATGCCAATCGAATACGGCTAAATATTGATATGGCGGTATCCTCTTTATTTGCCACAATTAACATGTTTTGATCTGAAGTAAAACAACAAATCCAAAGGGCAAATATAGTGGCTAATGTTGAATTATGACTTAATATTCCGTTTGTAAAAAATGTGTGAGATTCTGAATCAATGGAAATATCATACATTTTTTGAGGAGGAACATCTAATCTAACAACCGATTTTACTTTTTCTATTCCTGTTTCTGTTATGATTTCATCCCCTATCTTCAAATCTCTAACATATACTTCTCCTCCCCTACCATTAATTACTATATGTTCATCGGCGCATTCCAAAAAATAGTTGTCTGTTTCTAACCTCCACACATCAAAAGGAATTGTTTCATGAACTTCTTGAATGTCCACCCATCCATTTTCTGTCCACACTTCATAATCTTCGACTTTATAGGAGTTTATAAACTTATTATTGTCCATATGCTAATTAACCATTACGTATAAAATCTAAACAGTCATCGATAACCTTTTGCTTGTTCGCATTATACTTCTTTTCGTTGACTATAAAAAACGAACAATTTAAAGTTTTCTTTATTTCTTTCTCACGTTCAATATCTCTTTCAATAGTATATTTACCTCTAATATTTCTTTCAGAATGCCAATATTCTCCATTAAATTCTATAACCTTGTTCACATCCCTTATATAAAAATCCAATGATCGTATCGTTTTATCGGTTTTAACTTTATATTCATAATTTTTCCCAACATCTTCTAGACACTTATTTTCATTTAAAGTAGCAAAGAAAATATCTAAATATTCTTCTTTGATTATCATATATATACTCCAAAACAATTCTTGTGATATGTTGGAATAACTTTTAGTCGGAAGGGATGACAGCCATTTACTAGTAATATTTTTTCTTTTTTCAGTGGCTTCATAAATATCACATTTTTCTCTTTTCATTATGGCATCTACCGAATTTGTAGTTTGTCTTTCTCTTATTTTCAATATAGCTCCATCTTCTGTATATCCTTTTTTTATCCAATATCCTAATTGATTTGGCATGTTTTGTGATTCTTTCTGACCTTTGCTAATTCCTTCTCCGCAACAGTGTCTATTATGGTTTTTATTATAATAGTTTATGTTACAACTCGTATTATAACAAAAGCTGTCATATCCTTCCCAAATATTGTTAAATTTCATGTCTTTATAACACCATAAACATTTGCCTCTTTCACCATTAAAATGTTTTAAATAGTATTCTTCGTCCGATCCGTGAGTTTCTGTGATGTGACTTGTTAAATGTGCCTTATTTGCATATTTCATATCACACTCCAAACACCTAAATTTATAATCATCAATATTAAATTTTCCAGATGTTATGTTAAATTGTTGATTTGAATGTGTTATACAACATGCTCCTCTCCTAATATGTTCATACGGAACTTTTTTATCACAATCTATTAAAGAACACTTAGAACCTTCTAAAAAGTATTTATTATATATTTCTTTCTTATTTTCGATGTTTTGAGTTGTTAGTGCTAGAGACACACTTTTCCAGTTTTCAAAATATGCATTTAATTCCTCAACTAAAGTATATTTCTTAAGGTCTTCTATGGTGTGATCTACATTTTTCTTATTTTTCTTATATAAGTGCCTAACTAATGATCCTGCAAATAATCCATACGTTTTACTCTGAAATTCCGTAATTTTTCTTCCAGTAACTCTACAATATTTCTCCTTCATGATTATATTTAACCATATAATCAATAAAATCAAACATTATCCTGCTTGGGGGTTGTTAAAAACGATCATAAAACTCTTTTACTGTAAGTTCCTCAACATTATTAGTTTCTGTTCTTCTAACCTTAATTTTAGTTTTGTCAATAAAACATTTACCTGCTTGTCTAGAACTTAACAAAACGACGAAGCGGTTCTTCTGAAGGCTTTTAAGAACCTTTTTTTGGGCGGGATAAAGTTCGATAGTTTCTTTACCTCTATCAAGATTAACAATAGTAAAATGATTCTCCGCAAAATGAACAATATTATCCTTACAGTTCTTTAATTCTTTAACCATTGCAGGAGTAAAGTTAAACTGTGCGTCTTCTTTTGGAAGTTTTTTATCACCACGGTAAAATTGTTTTTCATCGATAGGGTTACTATTAATGATATCATCGGGGTTGGCTAATTCATCAGACATATTTTAAACTACTTAACCTCCTATATAAAAATTAAAAGGGGTTGTGAACTTAATCACAACCCCTTACATTCTACAGTTATAGGATTTTATCCTACGAACTTATATAGCTCTGCTGCACGTTTAACAACTTCTGCTGTTGATGGCGTGTATTTTTCAACAGTCGCATCATCAGCTTGTCCACCATGCATGTCACGATAACTTCGTAGTTTTTCTTGACATTGAAAACTAACGTCATTATGTGCCATATGCAATATCTCCAAACGAATCTGGTAAGCATTCATATTATTCATATTGTGTGTGTGTCCTCCTTTTTTAGTATTTTTCACAAAGCATTTCAGCGTTGTAAAAGTTTTATAAATTACATATCTTCCATTTCACCAGTTCCACCACCATTAACTTGATTATTCATCACGTTAAAAAAGGCAAAACGGAAGTGTTCTAGAATTGCATCCCTATCTTTAACATTTTCTGAGTGCATTAAAAACACTCGATTGTCGTTTAAATCATAACCAACTGTAATATAGCATTTCAAATACTCCTTACAAATGTTATGGAAATGATTCATGTCTACTTTTCGAGCGTTTTCTGCTGAAACACTATCATAAAACTGGACGAAGGCTTGCTGAATAACTTTTTGAACTTCTGGATCGATGATAGGCATTGCTGAAGGTGTTTTCTTTTCAGTAACATCTTGAGCCGTTACAGTAGATAATGGCTTTTTAACGCTTTTCGTTTTCTTCTTATTAGTCATTTTCTTACCCTTTTTGTTTTCTCCATTATCAGGCATATACAACTATTTATGCCTTTTTATCTTTTTTAACGTTCCCCTTATTGTTATAGTTTGGAGCCTTATTATTAATTCCATATTTTACAAGGTGTTCAATCAACACTTCGAAAGATAAGGTTTTAATTTTTAAACGTGATGGTAAGAATTGTCCACCGTCACTCAATTCAAGATATGGTTCTTGATCTCCAAATTGAGGATCACCTGAATACGCTGTACAAATAATTGCAGACACTTTCGGATCGATCATAATTGTCCATATGCGGCAATCCCCTTCACGATATTCGTCAAACAACTTGAACGCATAATATCCACTATCTCGAAGTCTCTTAAGGAAATATCCCAATGTAGTTAATTTATTAGCCATACTATATTAATTTAACCGTCTCGTATTATATTTCAACTACTTAACTAGTGCCGAAATCATAAATTTTACTGAAAATCCATCATCTTTTACTTCAAAGACTGTAACTTTATTCTTATGATTATATCGAACTTTAATATTTGAGGTTTTAATACCTGCAATTAATCTCAACGATTCAAGTTTTATTGCAAGTGCTGGTTCAAGAGGTTCTCCTTCATACGAGGACGAAATCAAATATGTGATACTATTAATATTCGGAGTTTCCTTATCGTTCAACTCAGCATATACTTCGTTTTCTTTAGTGTAGAGATATAGTTTTGTTGCATCCGTAACAATAGCACATCCCTTTATCACTTCATTAAATTTGGAAATCGATAAATCGAAGGATGAATGAAATTCCATCGCATCAATTTTTTCTGGCAACATCGTAGATTTAGGTAGAT